CGGGATCTGTGTTCCGTTTGCCACTAGTGCCGCAATTGCAGCAACATAATAGTCATATAAATCACTTCCAATTATCTCTTTTAAATATTGAACTTGGGCCAAGTGTAAAGCCGGGACTATTTTATCCGCATCAAGATTCCCGTCTAAAATTGGGCTTCTTCTAATAATATCGTCCTTACTACAAAATAATATATCTGCCATTTATCCTGGGTATTTTCCTTGATCTTTTCTATTGAATGGAGCTTGTCCAACTTCCTTTGATTGTTTAGGTAATCTAAAACCTTTCCTCAACGCTTCCTGTACACTAATCTTACTAGTTCCTACTAAAGCAGCACCGCCCCAAGGTTTTCCCTCTGAGTTTAATCGCTTTTGATAAATTCGCCTTTCGAATATATGTTTGCAGTAGATTCCGCCCTTGTATTTTAAAATGGAATATCGCTTTTTTTTGTGTCCTAATTCTTTGTTAGCCCCTTTAAAGCTTAACATGTCAATGTCTTCCTTTCGGTAAATTTTACCAAGTTTCATCATTTCCTCGCAAAATGGTCTGCTCTTATTTCCGCTTTCGTTTGGCTTAACACCTCGAGCCCTTGCATATTTATAGCGAACTTTAAACATATCGGAGTCCAACTTTGAATCAAGTTGGGGCTTACTTAATTTTAAGCCATTGAGATAGTTCTCAGCGTGAAAATCTTCTGGTTCGTCTGCTGAATCTTCAACAGAGATCAATTCATATTGTGACAATTCGCTTTCATCTTGCCCAACAGTTTCCAAGAAAGCCAACATTTCAATTGCCATTTCTTCAGACAAATCCTCTTCCTTTTCCATCTTAGAAAACAACTCTTGTGTTCCTGTTCCGTCAAACATTGACTTTGCAACATTGATATCAAACTGAAGCATTTGAACAAGGAAAACAATTGCTTGGTCCGTTGTGATAATTCCCTCCTTTACATTCTGCAATATAGACAGCGCTGAAGCTATCTGAGCCCCGTTGTAAGAGGCTTTGTTGTCTTCGTCGGCTTCTGCTGTTGGAGTTGTTTTTTCAATCACTTCTTCTGTGATTTGAGTGTCTTGAATTTCCTCTCCAGTCTCTTCTTCAATCTGATCCTTTGTCACTAGATCGGTTGTGTCTGTGAACTCAATTGGAGTAAGTGTTTTAAAATATAGATCCAAAGCAATTCCGTTGTGACCTAAGATATCATTGACAGCGTCAAGGATTAGCTCTTGAAAGGGCTTGATTGTAATATTTTCAAACAGATTCTGTGCGTTTTGTATTTCTTCGGCATTTGATCCAAGGCCAGAGTTTCCATCTCTTATTCCAACCAATAAAGGTGACGTCACAGAATTTGCAAGCAAAAGTTTTCGGCTGCACTCTTCAGCTATATAAGAATAAATGTCGGCCGCATCGCTAACCGTTATATCTTCAATCATTGTTTTGCTGTCTACTGAATCTGAAAAGGAAACAATCACCTTCTCACCATTTGCTCCAGTTAATTTGTTTTTGATCTCAGAAGCAATCATTTGTTGTTTTTCAACTGTAGGTAAACCATTCACAAAACTGACGAGTTTGGTCCCGGAAAAAGAGTTATTAACCTCATTTACAAGGTATTGTGAAATTTCGCATTCAAGTTTTGAGTAATTTAAAGCCGAGACCCACGACGGAGGCGAGTAGTAGTGCATCGATGGAATAAACTTTCGAATGATATAAATCTCATTTGTTGATCCAGATCCAAAAACGGGAATCCGTGTCAGCTCATCGGGGTCGTTATATTCAGCCCAATTCGGATGATAATAGTATGCGTTTATTTTTCCTTTAGCGTCGCATTTTTCAGCTCTTAAAGTTTCACGGTTAAAATGTGAAACTCCGGAAACTTTTTTCCCTTTGTATGTTATTTGAAAGGCAGCCTCTCCCAATAGTTTTAAATCAGTTGAAACTTTTTTAATACACTCACTTTTAAAAAGACTTTTAAATTGTGCATACTGGTCCGGCTTACTTGATGCGTCATGTGCTGCAATACCTTTCCCAGCGATTTGATTGGCAATTCCTGTAATAATTGAGCTTGTAGTTGCTGAATTTAAAAAAGCGTCAATAATCTCTTTATAAAAATCATTGTCTTCACCGTATGCAATAAAATCCTCTCTTGGATCTTCTATGATCTCGGGCGTTTGATAGGCCGCCAGGTTTAAAATGTGGAAATCGGTATTATTCATATACTAAATAATCGTTTGATTGCGTTGTGTTTGTTGTATATATTCCAGCATTTAAAGAATAATCCGCAACAGTTTGATTTGTAGCTAGAATTTTGTCTCTGTACAATATTGAGCCAGTCGCTGTGTTGGTTATTTCAAGTAAGTATGTAAAATCTTTTGTTTGGTCTTGCTCTAAGGCTGCTGTATATGTATAATAATAATCTACTGCAGGAAATGTGCTCACTGTTGCGCTGTGGACCTGTTTGTTTTGCTCTTCATTTTTTATCACCACTTTGAAAATATTTGCTCCCGAAGGATTATAAGATTTAGGTATAAAATTCAAGGTGTTGTTTGTTTGTGTTCTGTCAATAACCTGCATTTTATTTCAATTTAAAGGTCCCTATTGCTGTGTTATGTAGTTTATTAGTTTTTAAAGCCTTAAATCCTAATTCAGTTAAAGCATTTTCAGCTTCTTTTTCTGATATGCTGTTCCATTCTAAAGAATCAAAGGGTTTAAAGGTATATTTTGTTTTGGTCATGTGTTTGTATTATATGCTTTGAAGGGAGCAGCAAAACCACCCCCAAACAAAACACAATGTTATTAACTGTTTGTCCCTGCTGTCACTGTCACACTCGCCGAACTCATGCCCGCCAATGGATTGGTTGTTATAGCTCCATTGATAAAGTCTGGTGCTGAAATTTCCTCCGATAGGAATTCGAGTACCATTCCCGAGAGATCACCAAATGCGCCTCCGGTTTGAATAGTAGCCGACTCCAAAGAACAGCCGTTCACTGTTCCTAAAAGCAAAGCATTATTATTGCGATCAACCACAATAATTGATGGACGTCCATAAGAAATTAATTTTAATTCAGCCGTTTGCTCTTTTGAGAGTTTAGGCATTGTCACCGCTAATGAAGTACTGTAAAAAGTTGTGCCGGACTCCTTTGAACTTGTTAGCGTTGTAGTCATTGCATTTGCGGAATTGTTAAGCTCGTATTTAAAAATTACGATGGTCCCGGTCATGTCACTGATCTCATTTGATGCGTATGTTATTGTAGCGATAGATCCTGCATTGCACATATAAATCGCAGAAATTCCGCCGCTAATATCCTTACACGGTATCGCATAGCCTTTGGTTAGATTGCAAGCCATAAGTTATTGATTGTTATATAGTTAAGGGGGTTTTACCCCCCTTTACTAATGATTAATATTTAGCTGTAAAAAACAACTTGTTCTGGTTGAACAATTGCAACCGCAGCAGAGCCACGAAGTATCACTCTTGAATTTTGAGATCCGTCAATCGTTGACATGTCCAAAATTGAACATTGTAAAAGCTCCGAATATAACGAAGATCCGAACACAAGGTCTTCTTTTCGTGCTGCAAACATATCCGTTGCCGTTAAGCCTGGACAGTGAACAACTGGAATCCCTAAAAAGAATAAAGGTTGTGAGCCATTATACCACATTTGACGTTTTCCGTCAATTCCTTCCGTTGCATTAGATCCACCAGTCGCCCCAAATCCGCCCAAAGAAGATATGTAAGACTGATAAATTGATGTACTTACCATTATGCTCAATGATTCGTCACCATAGACGGCTTGAGGGATTGCACTCACTACACGATTTAATTCTGAAGTGACATTTACGGCGCTAATTGCCACTTTTGCCACATCAATCACATTTGCATCTGCTGCTGCTAAAACTTCAAATCCATCAAAGGGAATGTTTCCAGCAGTTGTTCCGGTCCAGATTGCAGATTCTACATCCGCTGCGGTTTTTTCAACTACATGCTCAAGGATGAACTCTCCAAAAGTTTTAGGTAGTCCAGATTTTACTCCGCTCATTTGTAAACTTTCCCAGCGGCTCAAAAAATTCTTGCTGCAAAGTTCCAAATTTATTTGGATTTCCTTGGGCTCGAGAATAACTTCTTTTGTTGTAAGAGTGCCGCTGGCACTAAAGTCACATGTTCCCGGCTTGAGTAAATTATTATCTGAGTTTATAACTTGGATAACTTCTTTATATTGAATGTTGTCTCTGATGTCAATTGCTCCAGAGGCAAGAGTTTTTCCAGAAAGAAGTGCCGCTGACATATAACCAGACGCCGCTTTTCCTGTGAAACTTGAGTTTATAGTATTGTTACTAGTTGCCATAGTATGTATATTTTATATTATTATTAATTATGATTGAGATGCCCAGATTCCAGATCCTCCCGTAATAAACCATTTTGTCAATGCTACTGCTTTTACAGTCACAAAGTCTCCGGTTTTTGCTGTTGCCTTAGTGTTGATCAAATCTTTGTCAACTGTTCCAGAAGCTGTAAATGTTGCACTAGAAACTGCGATTGTTCCATTGAATCCATCGGCAGCGTTTGGTGCTAATGTGATAATGTTGTTTGCATCTGCTCCGGTATTTCTGAACGTATATTCAGCACCTATGTTTTGAGCTTCAATTTTTGGAAGCGTCACAACAAGAGCGTCGGTTGCTACATTGTACTCTTCTCCAGCTCCGTTTGAATACACTGATCCAGAAACTGTAATTGTATTTTGCTTTGAGCGAGCTCTAAGCACATCATTCGATGTATATTTTAAATCTGACATTTTTTTTGTTTTTTAATTTTTATAAATCATTTCTCTGATTCTACTCAAGTGAGGGTTTACGTTGTCATTCTTATAGCTTCTATGTGACGACAAAGCCTCTGGGTTGTGTGCAATGGGCTCAACTACTTCTGAACTCATTTCAACCTCTTCAACTTTTTCAACTTCTTTAGGAGCCTCCTCTTTGCTTAGATCTTCTTTTTCAAGGATTGATTTCATTTCATCAATCATTGCTTTCACTTCTTCAAGTTCTTGCTTGGTTGCATATTCTTTGTCGTCTGCCGCTTCAACTTCTTCCTCTGCTGGAGCTTCTTCTGCTGGAGCTTCCTCTGCTGGAGTTTCTTCTGCGTCTTTGATTTCT